GTTTATCGTGAGAAAACCAGGGATCACTTTTACGGGACATTGATATGCCGACTACATTGACCACCAGGGCTGTTGACGAAAGCACCTATATCGTCAACTGCGCGTTCAAGGACGAGAACGCAGCGCCGGTCATCCCGAATGTGATCACGTGGACTCTCACGAACGACATGGGAATTGTGATAAACGCCAGGCAGGATGTGGTCATCGCAGTCCCTGCGGCATCGGTCGATATCCTGCTCTCCGGGATGGATCTGGACTATGCGGACGGATCGGCCAGAATCCTCACGATTGATGCGACGTATAACTCTCCGCTGGGCATCGATCTGCCGCTCAGGGAGAGCATTAGATTCCTGATCGAGGACCTGGTTGGGCCGCCGTCGCTCACTTTCAAGGACCAGATGGAGAGCGACCTGTCGGCTTTCTTCAACACGAACGAGTTCGCGGAGAGCGTGACCTACGCCGGCACCGTAATCACGGCCATCGTGGAACCTGAACAGGACCAGCAGATGACGCCGGAGCGGACGGTAAAGCGGGCCGCGCTCTTCGTCAAAGTCGGGAACGTGGCAACGCCCGCCTACCGAGACGCGGTCGTGATCGACGGCGATACCTGGTATGTCATCCAGGTGCCTGGCGAGGATGAAGCGGGCGTTTGGAAATTGGGGATTGAGAAGGAATCAAGGGCAATGCTTTAAGAATGGGACACGGATGAACACAGAAAAAGCGGATCAGAGTAAAAAGAAAAACCATCTGTGAAATCTGTGTAGATCTGTGTCCGGTTGGGGTTCAAATGGCAGAGCAATTCGTAAAAATCGTTTACCGGAACCTGGAGCAGGTGGTGAAAGAGGCGCTGGGTTACGCAGACCGGGCCAAGAAGGCATCCGGGGACGCGCTCAAGGTCGAGGGCTACCGGCTCATGAGGGAACTCAAGGAAGATCTTCGGCAGGGAAAGGCCGGAGGTTCCGTCTTTTCTCCCCTCACGGAGATCGCCAAGCGCATGCGAAAGCCTATCAACCGAAAGCCTCTTTCAAAACTCGCCACGGCAATCCGTTACAGCGCAGGACTGATGGGCGGAAATCCTACCGTGAGTGTGGGCTTCCTGGACGCCGGAACAAAGAAGATCTCAAAATCTTGGATGCGGATCGCGCAGAAGGCCCAGGAGGGAGGGGAGACCCCGTATACCTACGAGAAGAGAATGGCCTTGTACGCTATGGGTCAAAGATTGAAAAAAAGGGGCGATCCTGCCGCTAAATTCTTCTTTCTCTTGAGGAAATCACGCGATGTCTTTAAGACACCGCCTCGGCCCATCATCGAGCCCTTCTGGAACGCCCACTGGTCCGAAACGGAGCGGAACGTGCTGATCAATTTCGAGAGAAAAATGAGAGGAGAAAGAATTTGAAAGAACGACGACAGACGGCAGACGGCAGACGGCAGCAAAGAAAAAAAGACGGTCTACTATCTGCTGTTATTAGGCATAAACAGCGGTCAACGGTCGGCGGTCAGCGGTCATTTATATGAACATCACAACTTTAATCAATCTATTCCGGGATGCGATCAAGGACAATGTGACAATCGGTAATTGGTGCACGGCCAATTACGCCAAAAAACAGACGCTCTATAAGGGCGTGGATCAGCGAAACCCCCCGGCTGAGACGCTCTATCCGCTCGTGCATCTCTACCCGGTCAGCAAAAGGGTCGGTTATGGCGAAGGCGAACAGACGCATGTGATCGGCATCACCTGCGGGATCTATGACGATGGGCACACGACGACAGCGTATGCCAATGGGACCCTGTGGGAATATGACGGGATCGACGACCTGGAGGCATTCAGGAAACTCGTGGAAACGGCGGTCGCCGCAGTGGTCCCGGATGGTTCATGGATCGATGGGCTTAATATCGAGTACGAGACAATAGAGTTTTTCCCGTTTCTGCTGGCGAGCATGGAGTTCAGCGTCATGACGCCATATCATGCGGGAGAAGATGTTTTTGCATAAAAAAATCAGACAGGATTAACAGGATGAACAGGATTAGGGTGAAGGTCAAAAGATAGAGTCTCAGAGATCAGAGGTCAAGAGAAAGAGCAAACGAAAATAGAAAAGGGGGTTCAACAATGCCTTACAACACTGTACCATTTCACGGCAAGGTTTCTCAGGTCGAGAAGAACAACGTGGCGATGGATTTCGGCCTGGGATGGAATCTAAATGTGGCGCTTGATATGGCCGAGGCGAACAGGGCCGCCCAGAACTGGAAAGAAGCGCTCCCCGGCCAGGCAGGCTGGAACGGGGATTTCAGCGGGCAGTTCGTGGCCGGAAACACGGAGCAGAAGGCGTTTTTAGATAACCTGATCATCGCGGCTCCCGGAACGAAGCTGACGGATGTGAAGTTCCTTCTGGACGGAGCGACCAATGCGTTCACAGGGAATGTTTTCATCACCGCCTTTTCGATCAGCCCGGCGATCAACGGCGTCGTGAGTTTCAAGATGAACTTCCAGGGCGACGGAGCCCTGACGCTTACGAATGCAGCATAAGAAGTATTTTAGATTTTAGATTTGCGATTTTTGATTAAGGGAATAAGGCGCACAATAGCAATCGAAAATCGGCGATCAAAAATCAAAAATCTCAACCGGAGGTTGAGTTATGTCAAGCACACCAACTCATGGCAAGCTGATTGCGATCTGGAGGCACAGGCCGAACGGGTTCAAGGGTTCTGGCCTGAACGACGCGACCTGGGGGACGGGCTACACCGGCGCCGCAAGCGGGTATTTCGAAGTGGTGATTGAGCACGTCGCCGTCCCGGATCAATTCAAGTGGAGGAAAAACGGCGGGGCCTGGACCGAGAACGTGGCGATCACAGGGGCGGCCCAGACCCTTTCAGATACGCAGACCATCACCTTCGCCGCAACCACCGGCCACATTCTGAACGATCAATGGGTGATCGGGAATCTGAAAGTGGAGCCCACGACGGAGGCGGCGTCCCAGGCGCAGATCACGGCTGCCGCGAATCGGATACTCAATCCCAATGCGCCGCCCACGTGGACGGACGACGGCGGAAAGACAGTCGCAACCGTGGACTATACGAGGGGACTTGCGACGTTCAACGGCGCCGTCGGGAATGTGACCGTCACCGGAAACAACGGGTATATCCCGGATGCCGCCATGCTGGAGAAGATGGGTTATTTGATCGACTGGAATGCCGAGTTCAGCGTGGACATGGCTGAGATGAATCGGGCCGGCCAGAACTGGAAAGAGGCGCTGGCGGGCCAGGCCGGAGGCCGGGGCGGGGCAAACGCTTATTTCATCGCGGAGAAATCGTTCATGGCCGAGCTTCTCAGAGCGGCAGCAGGGACGCAGAAATATGTGCTCCTGGAGCTTTTTTCGTGGGATCCGGACCAGGACATCACCGGGGACCACATGATCTGCTGGGCCGTGATCAGCGGGATCGGACTGAACGCGGCAATCAACGAGATTGTGAAGGAAAAGGTGAGCTTCGAGGTGGTCGGATTTCCGAGCTTTGTGGAAAACGTTTAAGGCAGACAGGATTAACAGGATCTACAGGATCGAAGTGAAGGTCAAAAAAGGAAGGAGAATATATGAAGCTGGATGTTGCGGGCTTGAGTTATGACGCTAAAGAGTATCCTTTCAAGGATGGGGCGGTGCTGAAGATCCGACCATATCCCTACAGCCAGGGGCAGGTGAGCTTCAAGGCGGGGGCCCTGGTGATCGATGGGCGAGCCCAATGTGAGATGTTCAAACATTGTTTGGTCGGCTGGGAGAACGTGGTGGGAGCGGACGGAAAGCCCATCCCCTGCACGGATGAAGTGAAGCATAAGATCTATGATTTCAAGATGGCAGGAATGACGGATTTCGTGCTCGGAGTGGTCTATGATTTTGTAAGAGAAAAGGAGAACCAAGAAAAAAACTGATGACCTGGGCGCTGTGGCACTTCGCCAAAAACAGCATGACATGCGATGTGTGCCGGAACGCCCAGGAAGCCAAATGGAGGAAGCCCTGTCCGGGGATTGATGATGTTGATGAATGTCCGACCAATGAAGTCCCTAAGCTCGATCCTGCCAATAGCCTGGCGGTCGAGCTTTTCTATAAGATGCTGCCGGGGATCCAGAACGGAATGGGCGGTTGGGACTACGGGGCGATTACCATGGTGTTTGATGTCTGTCGGGTGAAAGAGGGAGAGCGACAGGCGCTGTTTGATAAATGTCTGGTGATGATCGGGGCAATTAAATCAGGAATGAAGACTGAAGGCTGAAGGAAGATGGAGAATTCATGGCGACCCAACTCAAAATAGATTTGATCGTTGACGACAAAGGCACGGTCAAGATCAAGCAGTTCACTGATGGCATGAGCTCCGAAGTGAAGAAGTCGCAGCAGCATCTTGACAACTTCGCCAAGTCGGCCACGACTGCATTCGCATTGGTCGCCGGGTATTTGAGCGGCGGGGCGATTCTCTCAGGGCTTAAAAGTGTTACGACCGCCTACATGGAACAGGAGCGGGCGGTCAATAAAATGTCTGTCGCCATGAAGAACCAGGGCGACTTTTCCCAGGCCGGCCTGAAGGGCATGGAGGACTACGCCTCCCAGATCCAGGCGACCAGCGCCGTTGCCGATGAGCAGGCGCTCTCCGTCATGGCGAACCTCAAGAGCTATGGGATGCTCAACGACGAGGTGAAGCGGGCCGCCCAGGTCGCCTTTGATTTCGCGGCCGCGAAAAAAGAAGAGGGCATGACCATCGAGGCGGCGAGCGAGTTGCTCGGCAAAGTCTACATGGGTCAGACGGACCGCCTGAAGCGATATGGCATTGTCATTGATGACACGCTCAAGGGTGCGGACAAATTCAATGCGGTCATGAAGCAACTCCAGGAACGCTTCGGCGGGGCGGCCGCTGCGGAGCTGGATACGTATGAGGGAGCGTGGAAGCAGCTTTCCAACACCTGGGGGGATGTCAAAGAGGATCTTGGCAATATCGTCTTGATCATGGGTGAGACTTTACAGCCTGCGCTTAAATCCACTGTGGGACTCCTCAAGGATGCGGCTCGATATTGGAAAGAATTCATGGGCGTGTCAGCCGAGAGCACGCTGAAAAAGCGGCAAGTGGGCATTCTGGATGAGCTGGGTACGTTGGAGACCAAGTACCCGAACAGGAGCCCGAATTACTTCGGCCAGGACGAAGCAAGATTTCCGGCGGGTGTGGCTGAAAAATACGCGGCTCTCAATCGAGAATTGCAAACCGTCACCCGATCCCTTCGGGGAATCGCAGCAGAAGAGGAGAAGATTCTTCCTGGCGGGAAGCGGACCATTGTCCCTCAGGAAACACAGGTCGAGAGAGACAAATGGCTTTCAGATTATCTGAGAGACGTTGATAAACGCTGGGAGGCGGAAGCAAAGCGGAGCGAGGCAATCGGGGACCTGACCCTGCTCGATCAGAAGTGGCAGGAACAGGCGCGGGAAAAGCAGCTCAAGCAAGAGCAGGAATATTACAAGACGCTAGATGACATCAAGCTCGCCCAGATCGAGGGCGAGATTGCGGCCAGGGAAGAAGCCATGAAAAGCATGACCGATCTGACCGCCACGACCGCCGAGGCCATGGAGAAGAACTTCTCCTCTCTGTTCTTTGATGCCATGACGGGAAAATTCACATCCCTCGGGGACTATGCAACGGCTATATTCCGGTCGATTCAGCAGGCAGCGGCCAACTATCTGGGGCAGATCGTCACGGATCTCTTATTCGGCGGAAACGGGAAACAGGGACGGACGGGCGGCGGCCTCGGCAGCTTGCTGGGTTTATTCGGCGGAGGGGCCGGAGCCGGAGCTGCGGCAGGGGCCGGAATGTCCTCGGAATTGATGAGTATGGCATCGGTCATGATGCACAGAGGCGGGGTGGTCGGAGACAGCGGGACTCCTAGAGTTAATGTGCCGGCTTATGCCTTCTCCGGTGCGCCCAGGCTCCATGGCGGACTCGCCTTTGATGAGTTTCCGGCCATCCTGCAGAAGGGTGAGACGGTGGTGCCAAAAAACGGCATGGCACAGACCACGGACAAGACGAGCTTGTCCGTGCCACCAAGTCTGACCATCGTGATCAATGCGGTGGATGCGGCCAGCTTCGCGCAACTGACGGCCCGCAACCCCAATGCGATCACCGGGCCTGTGATGGAGGCGCTTCAGCGAGGCGGGCAACTCAGGAATTTGATCAGAAGCACGATATGAAAGAAGAAGGTAAATAGGCTGAAGGCTGTAGGCTGAAGGTGGAAAACCGAAACAAAAGACGTTTTATCCTTCAGTCTTCAGTCTATCTACCTTCAGCCTGAAGGCAGTCGGCAGTAAAAAAAAAAGAACGGAGTGAGAAAATGGCGGCTTTTCCGGCTTTAGCGAGCGTGCCTTACGAGCAGGGAATCCAAGAGGAGATCCAGTTTAAAACGCTCTTCTCCAACTTCGACGACCTGGGAGAAGAGCAGCGGAAGCAAAAATGGCTCTATCCCAGGAGGGACTTTGCGCTCAAATATAAGGGCATCACCGAAGCGCAGGTGAAGACCTGCTACGACTTCTACATTGCCCGCAAGGGAGCTTTCGAGGCATTCAATTTTTTTCATCATCTCTCCCGGACCTATACGGCCGAGTATGTCGGGACCGGAGACGGAAGCACGCTGATCTTCAACCTGCCTAGCAAGCAGGCATCGAGTTACACGCTCTACGTGGATGGGGTGGCGCAGACCGCCGGCGGAACGCACTATACCTTCAGCTCGATGGGCGGCGCAGACGGAGCGGACAAAGCAACGTTCGTTTCAGCGCCGGCAGCCGGCAGCCGGATCACATTCACGTTCACCGGATACCTGAAAGTGCATTGCCGGTTCGCAGAGGACAAATTGGGCTTCGAGAGCTTTTTCGACCGTATTGCCCATGCGGGGCTTAAGCTGAAAGGGCTATTAAATGAATAGGCCGGAATGGGACACGGATCAACACAGAAAAAACGGATTGAGAGAAAGTTCAAAAGAAATATGGTTTTTGTTTTTTATTCTAATCCGCTTTTTCTGTGTTGATCTGTGTCCAATTTTGCTTAGGGGTGCTCATGAGAACGATTGATCCCGCCATCATGGACCGTCTCGCCGCCAAGGAGCTGCGGCCTTTCGTGCTCCTGGATCTGGACATCGACAGTGTTCACTATCGTTATACGGATTGCGATGTGCCGATTGTCGTGGATGGGAACCGATACGAGCCGCGAGGGTTCAAACTGGAGCCCGTCCGGTATTCGCTCGGCACGGTGGTGGACTCCGCAAAGATGCAGATTGACAACCTGGACAATGCACTCACCCCGGTTTTTGTTGGGGGCACCCCCCAAGGAAGCGAAGTCACGATCAAAGTGGTGCTCATGGATACGCTCGGCCCAGAATTGATTGCCAACAGTTTGTTTGACTCAAACATAAATAGTTGGACAAATTTTGTCACACAACTTTGGGATACTTTCGAATGGGCGGCAACGCAATCTATACATCTTGCTGCCGGTGCTGCGGGATCATATAAAAGATGTGATTCGAGTCCGTTCGCTATCGTATCAGGGCACCTATATGAAATGATCATCATCGTTAGAGCGATAAGCAACGGTACATTAAAAGTCGATGTCGTGAAAAGTGGCGGTGGGCTAATGGCTCCATTCAGCAAAAATCTCGTAGCTTCTGGGACATACAAATACCAAATCGAAGCGACTGAAAGCGGTGCAGGAAGCATACTCGCGTTGTGGAGAGATAATGCTGGCTCAGCGAATTTGGACGTTACAATAGATCAGGTATCGTTAAGAGAGGTTAGCTCAACAGGTCAGGATTATTGTCAGCTCGGTGATCCGGTGACTTTATTCCAGGGCACGATCGACGGCTGGGATCTGGACGAGGAGAAGGTGTCGCTCACGGTGGCAAGCGAGTTGGTGCAGTGGAGCCAGCGCACGCTAGCAAAGCACTCTTCCTCCTGCCGGTGGAAGAAATTCAAGGGGACGGAATGCACCTATGCTGGGGCCGAGGCTTGGTGCGATCGGACTTATACCCGGTGCGCCGCCTTGTCGAATCAGGCCAACTTTGGCGGGTTCCGGTGGCTGCCGAGCATCATCGACAAGGAAATCTGGTGGGGACCGTCGCCCAACATTTACGATTCCAGCTTTGGGGCGAACTGGCCTTATAAGGGCATATTTTAATGGAAAATCTCAACCTGGCCAAAATCACATCGGAGCTGGTCGGGAAACCCTACCGGCTAGGCGAACGGAAAGCGGCTTTTGATTGCACGAGCCTGATTCTGGAATTCGCCTCTCTGTCCGGGATGCCCATCCCTGAAGACTGGGAAGGGTTCACATCAAAGAATTATGCCAAGTTTTACGAAAAGCAACCAGTTGAGGCCATGGAGGTGCTGGCATGCTGGATCACGTCCATCGGGAAGGAAATCCCGGCAATCCATGCGTTCGCTGGGGATATCCTGGTTATGAGGCTGAAGCGTGGTCACTCACCAGACTTGCCGAGATTTTTCCTGGGCATCCACGCGGGGCAAGACAAGATCATGGCCGTCACCGAGAAGCGGGGCGTGACCCTGATCCCGATCAGGGATTACGAAATCATCAAAGCGTTCAGATGGCGCGAGAAGAAGAAGCCTAAGCTCATGAACTGGCGCAAAATGCAAAAATGGATGGAGGAATAACATGCCTCCTGTCGCAATCGGAGCCGGGATTATCATCACGACGGAGATGTGGGTTGCTTTGGCGATCATGGCCATAAGCATGGCCTACCAATATGCGACCAGGCCCGATGCTCCACAGCCCGATGCTCGGCCTGGAGATCCCGGCCTCCGCGCAAACACCAGAAGCACCCAGGAAATGATCAAGGTGGTCTACGGGCTCCAGAAAGTCGGCGGGAATGATGTTTATGTCAACATCCAAAATGAGATCATCTGGCTCGTTCAAACTCTCTCTGAAGGGGAGTGTGACAGCATCTATCAGGTTGGCGGTGTAGACCAGGCGTGGCTATCAGATAAGTTATGGAATACCTATACGATCGGCGGCGACGGGTTGGCCCTGCACTATTTCCACAGCGGCTCGTCGAGCCAGAACGTGGATGCTACCCTGGCCGCCGCCGTCCCGGAGTGGACGGATACGCTTCGGAACACCTGCTACACCGTCTGGAAGCTGAAATTCAACCGGGACTTTTTCCAGGGTGTGCCTGTGCGCCTGGTCGAGCTGAAGGGGAAGAAGCTCTATGACTTCAGGGACACGACCACGGCGTGGAGTGTGAACCCGGTTCTGGCCCTCTACGATTACGTTACCAATGACCGCTACGGGTGCGGGATAGCAGCGGCAAAGATAGATGTTCCCTCCTGGACATCGACTGCC